CAGCATTACTTACTCTTTCTTCAACTTCTTCTATAGTCACACCTGTTCCAGAACTTCCAGCTGGTATTTCTATATTAGGTGCGAGATCACAAAGATTTCCACCACTACTTAATTTTGTAGTTGCATCTGTTATCAGACTATCCAATGTTAAACCCTTTTCTTTTAGTGTATCACCAAAGTCAAGTTCTAGTTGTGCAAGTTTAGAATTAAAAGTTGCAAGGCCTTGTATAGTAGTTTTATCTATGTCATTGATAAGACCTGTTAGTTCTGATTGAAAATTTACGTCTGGTATTTCTGGTAAATCAATTGCAAGACCATCAAGTCCTGCCTTTACATTTGCAAGTCCAGTTTCAATTGCAGCTGCAGCTTCAGAAGCTGTAGAGTCTAACTTAGATGCTATCTCATTTTTTAAATCATCAAGTTTTGATAATACATTATTAAGTTCTGGTTTTGCACCACTAAGATTAGGTGTTTTAAAATCTGCCATTATTATCCTCCAGCAAAAACATTTGTTGAACCAGCTGCAACAGATGTGCAACCAGTTATTCCATCACCCACTCTACCACAACCTTTACTATTAACTTTTACTGTAGAAGAACCAGATGCGATTGGTGCTGAATGAGAAGGACATGGTACGCCTGGTAATAAGTGTCCTGTGTTATTATCACCTTGTCTACTTACTCCAATTCCATTTACGAAAACATTACCAGAACCAACTGCTCTTGTCATACCAGAACAATGTGCTACATCAGCATCTCCAATTCTAGTTACTGCTGGCATTTGTTCTCTCCCTTTTCATTAACTCTTTCAATTTGTCATTAAAAGTTTCCATGTATTCATGTTCCTCATTTGTATGTGGGCCTTCAGGCCATTCTGGATCAAACTTTATAACATGGTCAAATACCATTGGTATGTCTTCATACTTTGTGTATGTTATAAGTTCTTTTCCCTCTTTTATAATAAATATTCCGTTCATCTTAATTCAAATTAATTGTTTCTGCATCTATATCTACTTCTGTCGTTGCATCCATATCAATAGTTGTTTCAGATGCAATTGTCATTAAAGTTCCAGACTTCATATTTAAAGTTGTACCAGACTTTATAGCCATGATACCAGATACAGTATCAATAGAAACATTTCCAGATGCATTGAGTGTTAACGTACCACCAGTAGTAGAAGCAAAGATATCACTCTTTGCAGCCAAACTATATTTACCATTATTGATTCTTGTTTCGTCACCCTCTGTGGTAACATTGACATCTTTACCAATACGACCTTTAACTGCTTGGTCAATATTAAATGAGTGAGTTCCTTTTATTTCTTCTTCAAGGTTTCCACCTACTTCTCCAGCACCAATCTTTGTTCTCATATTTTTATGTATCTTCTGTGTGTAATTTCCCTCTACCTCTAAATGATAATCTCCTTTTACAAGATGTCTCACAGTTCCAGCAATTGTTAGATTAACTGCTCCAGCAATATATACATTTGAGTCTCCCATAATAACTTCGTAGTTATCACCAATGACTTTAACTGTCTTAGTTCCATCTGCAATTATTTCTTCGTATGTTCCAGAACTATGTGAACGAAAAGTTCTTTCTCCGCCTGGTGTATCATCTACTTCTGTAATATGTCCAGATTCAGATTCAAATACATGATTGTAAGGATACAAACCAGAACGATAAATTCCATAGTCAGCTTCATCTTCATTATTATAATCAATATCTTTTGGGTGAGGTTCAACAAATCTTCCACGAACTTCTAAAACTGCTTGATCTGATACTGTTGGAAGAAATGGTTGTCTTGCAGTTTGAATATCAGTTTGTCTGTTGGTTCTTCTTTCAATAAGTTTATCATGTGATTCTGCACCCTCACCTTGTGCAAGTCTACTAGTATCAGATTCACCTAAGTCATGTCCAGATGGCATGGTAACTTCAAAACCATCTACTGGATAAGGCCCATATGATGGAGTTCCAGCATATTCTGGTTGTTCACTATAAGGACTACGAGGGTCATTAAATCCTTTTGATGGGTCTGGAAGATTATTTGGTTTGCCAGGCAAACTTCCGATAATGATAGGTTGTTGTTTATCTTTTGCATCTGCAAAGAAACCGACTACCCAAGAACCCTCAACAAGAAATGAAGGACTGTTTCCTAATCCTTGCATTGATGGGTCTGTCGTTGGGTGCATAACTGTAGCCCAAGGCAAATCTTTTGTGGGTATGTCTATTAAATCTTCTGTATGAAAACCAAGACAACGAACACGAACACGACCAAGTGCATCTGGATCATTGCGATCTTCGACAACTCCAGTAAACCAAACAAAGCCATCAAGACCCATAAAATAATTTTCAGACATAGTTAGACTCCTTACAATGTTATTTATAAGGTCTAACTATATCTTTTTTCTTATGGGTACTTTTAGGTTTGGGTGTTCCTTATCCGTAACAAAAATAGTTTGCAAAGTTTTAGGTTTAGGATCGTTATATTTTTCTAGCTCGTAGACTAGTTCTTCATCTTCATTATTTTCATTGTATGTGGAAAGTACTTTACGGGCATCAACTAACTTCAAATCTTTCTGAAGAACTTGCTTAGAGCAAACTCTATATTTGACCAGTTTTAATCTCCTCTATAAGTTTGGAAATTATATTTATACAAACTGTTTATTTGGATCAGATGCAAGGTGTAAAAATAGGGTTGGAGAAATGGCAACTATGTTACCAGCAATCATTACTCTTTTTTCTTCACACTCACAAGGCGGAACAGAGTGTATTGCTTGTCCGTCAAATATAATAAGGTCACCGACTTTAGGTTCAAACATGATACCAGCTTCTGGAAAGACTAGTGGACTACTTCCTTTTGGAACTTGTAGATAATAACACCAACTCCACAATGCAGGCCAATGAGAATGTTCTTGCGTAAACTCACCTTTACCATAAGATGCACCCCAACATTCATCCGTCATAAGTCTAGGGGATTGTCCTTTGTGTCTTACTTTGTTCGTATCACCATCCACATGAGTAGAACCATATCGCATTTCCTTTGCGATTGATTCAACAATAGAAGATAGTTTACCAAAATCATCATCTTTCATATGCATACGCCAGTCAGTCATATTCGCTTTGACGTTTGTTTTATGCTTCATCACATCTGGATATGTAATTACTTTTTGAATGAGTGTATCATGTGTACTCTTATCTAACTGTTTAGTTTCCAAAAGATTTACATCATAAACTGGGCGTTTCATTTTAAATTCATAGTTAGGTATCATCATATCACATTCTTCTCTTTAACATAGTAAAACTTCCTTGTCGATATTTATGTGGCTCAATCAGATCAACTCTTTCCCATTCCTCATGCGAACAATACGTTTCAACTTCAGTATAATTAGGATTAGGTTTACCTCTATAATAAGTGTAATGTAATAGAACGTATCCAGAACAGATAGGTAAATATTCATTTAAAAATTCTCCATACTCTTTGTGTCCACCACAATCAAACCATGCAAAATCTATCATACCAAACTTATCTTTTATCTCTTGTGCTTTATTTTGAAAACGACTTTCTATAACTTCAACATATTGATTGTCTTTATACTTCATTGCAGCTTGTGATGCAGAGGATTCTTTTTGACTCATGTCATCTATACAAATAAGTTTTGGTTTATAAGGTTTACCAAAGTATTCCATATCTGCGTTTCCGTCAATATGTATTTCTTCATTATCCTCTAATCCTTTTGCAAGCCAAGGGGTTGTATAACCCAATCCGATTTCTAATATATTCTGTGGTCGTACAAAACGAACAAGAGAATAAAGTAAAGGAGCCATTTGTTCAGTTCCCATACCTCGTTGAAAACAATCATCAAATAATCTAGTTGGTTTCTTCTTATCAACTTTTATATGATCAAACATTCGTTCTTCAAATTTGATTGGTTCATCACTCATCATCATCATCTATCAAGTTTGGGCCCCATACCTTATCATTAGTATCAAGTTCAGAACTCCAACGCATGGTTTTTTGATAGATGGTGTAACCATTATCATACAACTTGTCTGGTAATATTCCAGTATCAATTATATTCCATACTGTATCACCAATATAAAAGAGTATATATGCTAGTATTGTCTTCATTATTTTATCCTTTCGTTATTAAAATTCTAGTAGTACTTCAAGTCTATCGCAGCTGCACTCAAGGTGTTAGTCCACTTTATCATAATATAATATAATTCTCTCATCATTTCACAATACTTGTAACCATAAAGGTTATCGCCTACTTTCATTTTAATACTTCTTATCATACCATAAACAATCCCATTTGTCAAGGTCTGAACATTTATTATATACAGTCTTTGTCAGCTGTGCTGCAACTTCAATACTAGAAGGCATATTTCCGACACAACCACTCATCACCACGACACACACTATGCAGAGTATTACTGCATAGTAGTATGTGTATTGTTTCCACATAGACTTATAAGTCTTGGTCAACATGACCTCCATATCTAAATTCTTTTGCGGCTGCATCATCAATCTGTTTCATTACATCTTCAGTAAAGTATTCAGTCGGATTATTAATAATCGTCTTACCGAACTGTGTCTTACCATCAGGCAATTGTATTCTTGTTGATACTTGTTTAAAGATGTCATACTTGACTGCAAGTTCTAAGAGTCCATAGTATCGATCAAGTCCATTCTCATAAGACAAACGAACATCAACCATCTTGTTCTCAATAGTCAATCTCGACTTATGATTCTTACAATGCACAATGTTACCAATAACTTCCGTACCATCTTTCTCTTTCTTCTTAGATAAAAAGATAATAGATGAAGCTGCATACTTCAATCCAGAACCACCACCCATTTCTTTGGTAGGGAACATAGAACCCATTGAATCATATGTGTGATTGGTCACAACCATAGGAACACCACAACGACCTAGTTTCAAAGTCAGAACTCTAAATGCAGCCTTCAACACTTGAGCTCTTGTCATATCTCTGGTTTCTTTTCCGTCAGAAGTATCTTCAACTTCTTTGGTAGTCGATAACATACCAAGTGAATCTAAACACATCATCATAGGGCGTCTGTCTTCCACTTTCTTTGCAAGATAACTATCTAACACTTTGATTGCTTGTGTTCTAAACTCTTGTACTGTTGTTACTGGTATCATAACCATTCTTGATGGGTCTATACCTCTATCAATAACCATCTGTTTGGTAATCGCACTTTCACTTTCAAAGTACAAACAACCAGCGTCTGGATTGGAGTCGAGGAATGATTTAACCATACCCATAACAAAGAACGTCTTTCCAGTTGCAGACTCACCAGCGATTGCAGTAATCTTATTAGAGGGAAGTCCACCATATATCGTTCCACTCAGTAATGCATTGAAGATATAAGAACCAGTATCAATGAAACCACCGACATCTGCACCCTCTACACCATCACTCACTAGAGCTGCATACTCATTTCCAGTTTGTTTAATTATATCTTTTAAAAAATCACTCACTTATATCACTCCTTGTATTATTGCAATTATTAATTATTGTTGTTCTACCATTAAAACCGATCTGTGCATCTAACATTCTCTTAGAAGTTTCAAGCATTATACATGCTAACATAAGAATATCTTCTTTGTCATCACACATCATTATCTGTTGATCGATAGGCATCATCAGTTCTTTCATTCTTTCAGTTACTTTGCTCATATGTCACCCTCTTTCCGACTTGCTGATTTCAATGCATCAAAACCGCCTGGATATCTTTCCGACAGTTTATCCACATTGATATCAAAGATTTCTTCCCATGAAGTATCTAGTGCGATAATCGCTTGTGACATATACCAACAGATGTCACCTAGTTCACTCTTTAGATGTTTCTTCGTATCGTCATCTATCTCTTTACCTTGAAAGAGTAACTTCTTTACTATGTCATTAAACTCACCGACCTCACCAGACAATCCTATAGAGGCTGTAATAAGTCTTTGAGGTTCAATACCATTTTCTATCATAATGCCTAATGCATCTGAAAAGTCTAGTGGGTATTTACTTGCATCACTTGTAACAGTATCCACAAAGTTTACATAATCTCTTAATACACTTGGATTCTTTTTCATAATATCTCCTAATTTAATATACCTATTATACCATTAATAAATGATTTTGTCAAGGTCTGAACTACCACAGAGTTTTTTCGCTCCGAAAACGCATTTTTTTGAACCTCATATCTGTAGTATCATGTAGACACACACAGACATCCACAGAATAAACCCAATCCAAC